ACAAAAAAACACCCGGACGGAGCCGGGTGCAACCCGCGCTGAGCGGGAAGGAGGAGACGCGAACCAACAGGGTGATTATTGCACAACCGCAGCGAATAGTCGCTCGACCTTCTGCCGGTAGGCAGCATCGGTCTTGTAACGCGGATCGCCGACCATCTGATACAGCTCTTCCTTGCTCGGGGCGTTCTCCATCGGCATCGACTGAATCGGCACCCGGCCCTCGTAAGTCTCGCGGAGCTTCATCATCATCCGCAGACCTGCAGCGGTGCCGTTGGCGATCTTGAACTCTTCCCAATCATCGCTCGAGAAGATCCCCTTCTTGACCATGCCGCGGCCCCACTCGGCCATGCCGTTGACCATAGCCTGGCCATTCGGCCCCAGCTTCTTCAGCTCGGTGCCGGGATCAACGATATCGCCTGACATCGTGTCCTTCGCCCGTTCCTGCAGCTGCACCACCAGATCGTCGAATGATGCCTGGCTGAGTCCGTTGTCCTTCGCCCAGCTGGTCAGCACCTCGGCCATCGGGTTGTCGGCAGCGGCTTCGCCGAACTTGCTCAGATCGTACTTTCCATCAGCCGGTGCGTTGTGCGCCCCCTTGCTGATCTTCGCTCGCAGATCCCGCCAGGACTTGGCGATACCCTCGAGATCCGGTTCGTTGTCGTCCTTCTTCCAGAAGTTCTCCGGCCAGTAGTCCGGTCGCTGCAGCGGTTCGTCATCCGTTGACGATGCGGCAGCAGCTGGCGCAGCCTCCTTGTGGCTGATCTCTGTCCTGCTCGGTTCAGCAGGCGCTGCTTCGGGTGCTGCTGCATCGAGTAGGCTGGCGCTGCCAGGCTCGTTTGCTTGCTCGCTCATAGTTTCCTTGCTCGTTGAATCCGCGCAATCAATCCCCGGATCACATCCCGCTGACCTTCAGCAAAGTATGCGAACGATGGATCAGTACCGGGCGCGGCGACCGGCACATCGACGTAGGTGGCCTTCAGCGCCATCAGCAGCTTCTGGCCATCCTCAGTTCCGAATACCCGCATGGTCAACCTGTCGAGGTCGTCCCTGCTCTGCTGGACATCGCGCACATCCAGCGTGATCGCATCGAGTTCGTCCCAACTCATACCGCAACGCTTCCAGCCATGTCAGTCTGCGACATCACCCACGCATAGCACTTGTCGAGAAACGCTGCACCCTGCTGCGCCTCAATGTCATCAAGCGGAGTGTGATAACGCCTGAAATCAACCTCTCGCGTGTCGTCCTCGGGTGTGGCCGTGCCATACCCAGCGATGTCGATCATCACCGAGAACTTTGCGCCACCGGCTCGCTGCCGAGAGATCGAAGCAGTCACGATGCGGAAGTATGCCCCGGCAAACGGAATGCCGTACTGAGATTGCGTGAGGTCGATTTGAATTGCCATGATCTGTCCTTATGCGTAGGTCACTTCGCTGGTCTGGATCGTTGCCACCCAGCGGATATTTGTCGCTGCCGCTCCGGTCGCCGTTACAGCCAGACCACCGTTCGTCGTGTCTGCTGACAGGGCCAGCGTCCATCCGGGCGTATTGTCGATTGCCGTGACCGTCGATGCGACCAACGTGGTCGTGCCAGCAGTTGCTTCGCGCCGGATCAGCCCTTCCACTTTCCACGCTGCGGATGCTGTGCCGCCAGACGCTTGCTGACGCGCTACTACCGTGCCAGTGAATGCGTAGGCAGAGTTGTTGGGGAGGATTACTTGGTTTGTTGTTCCAGACGCGTTGTTGTCAGAGGTTAAAACAGTGGCTGTTGCGTTAGTTGTTGCACATCTAAGTACAAATTTGCCTAATTGAGCATCGCCATTTGAAGCAAAGTAACCTGAAGCATAAGCATCTTTGCCGTAAATTGAAGACAAACTGCGATACCCTCTTGCAGTTGATATTGATCCGGTACTTTGTACTTGATAACCAAAACTCATCGCACCTGTGCCTGTCGCTTCCACTAAATATCCAATAGCACATGATCCAGTTGTAGTAGCCTTTGCTTGATACCCTATTGCAATTGAGTTGCTCCCAGTAGCCCCGTATGTACTCGTATTATTCGCCATTGCAGCAGCGAACGAATTGGAGCCTGATGCGTAGGAACCACCGAGCGCCATTGCGCCGGAGCCTGTTACGGCTTGAGAACCTTGAATACTTGAATTTATTCCGATTGCTGTGCTATAACTAGCTGACGCTGTTGGCCCTCTTCCTATTGCTACAGATGAATCCCCGGAAGCTAATGTGGCTCGTCCAATAGAGACTCCATTAGCACCTGTAGCCCTAGAAAAATTCCCTAGTGCGATTGCTTCTGTTCCACTCGCTTCTGGTCTGGTATCCCCGGCAGTAATATTGTCGGAGTACCCGCGCATCGTCTTTTTATCGCCTGTCTGCCAGTTTGTACCATCGCAAACAACTTGAGTGCCTTCACCGCGCATGAGTACCAACGTAGTTCTTGAATCAATCGTTTCGCTTCCATTAGGATCAATAGTTATCGTTCCAGTCCCGGTATTCCACACCCAGCAGTTGAACCCACTCCCAAGCGTAGCCGCAGCAGTCAGGCTAACCGTGAACGTGCCTGACGTACAGTTGATGATCGTGCCAAGGTCGCCAGCAACAACGGTGTAAGCACCCGTCTTGTTACTGATCGTGATCGGAGATGCGCCGCCTGCCGCCGCTGCCCATTTAACGCCAGAGGCCTGAGTGCTATCAGCGGTCAGAACGTGGTTGTTCGTGCCAACAGGCAGGCGAATATCTGTTGTCCCATTGTGAACAATCAGATCACCCTTCGATGTCGTCGGAGCAAGAGCATCGAACGCCGCCCCTTGTGTCGTCTGTCCAGTGCCACCATTTGAAATCGGAACCGTCCCGGTCAAACTAATGTCGGGCGTTGCCCCACCGCTCGATGTCAGAGGTGCAGACGCTGTTACAGAAGTAACACCTCCACCACCACCGGTCACCCACTGCAGACTCGTCCCATCAGTGCCGATGACCTTTCCGGCGTTCAAACCGCGCTGCTTGATCAGCTCCGCAATCGACACCAGCTCGGCCTGCCTATCAGTCAGCTTGTCATCCCGGCCACCACCGCCGCCACCAGTCGGAACAACGATCCAGTCGCCCCATTGTCCAGGCTCTTTCTCGAACCGGAACATCAACCCCTTGCGCTCATGCTTTGGCATTGGGCCGATTACACCTTGTACACCGACTGGACCGATTGGCCCTTGTGGTCCTAATGGGCCAGCGTCACCTTTTGGTCCCTGCGGTCCTTCTGGGCCTTCTGGGCCTTGCGGCCCAACTGGGCCAGGAATTCCTTGCGGCCCTATAAACCCTCTTGGGCCTTGCGGGCCTTCTGGCCCAACTGGTCCAACTGGGCCAAAAGTAGGGACCGGCATCTGCTTAACAATTACTTGCCCAGAATCGCCTTTTTCTCCTTTTTCTCCTGGATCACCTTTAGGACCGCGTTGGCCAGCAATTACTTTTGCTTGGCGCGCCAACTCCAGCGCTTTTATTGCTGCTGCTCTTGCGACTTCATCACGCATTGATATCCCCCATCTGCAACGCATCCAGCAATTTCTGGTCTGATTCCATAGCAGCACCAGCACCCATCGCAGCCTGTTGAGCCAGCATTGCCTCTTGCTGCTTGGCCAGCGCTTCCTCAAGCAGAACAGCCCGCTCTGCCGCCGTGTTCCTGACCCCGTATGGCACACCGAGCTTGTCGGCCACATAGTCCACCACCCGGTCCATCTTCAGCGCCAGCTGGCCATCGGTCCCCATTGCCTGCGACAGCTGCATGAACTGCATGATCGCGTTGACCTCTTCCATGTTCTGCGCCATTGCTAGCGGTGCGACCGGACTGACCTTCACCTCCAGCCCGTTGACCCGCAGCGGCAGATCGATCAGCCCGCGCTCATCCAGCACCTCGAGGATCTTGCTCATCAACGGGATCATCGTCTCGTTGATCAGGCGACCGAACGCGCTGCCGAGGTTCTGCGCCAGCTCTTTCATGCGCTCGACGATCTCGGTGGCCGACCGTGCGCTCATGTTGTCAGGCGGCAGGGACTCGTCCAGCAGGATGCGCTTGATGCTGGCGGTCAGGTCGTTGATCACCAGCTGTGAGACGTTGAAGTCACCGGAGCGCGTCAGCGGCTGCAGCGATGCGCCCTGTGGTCCACCGTTTCTCGCAACCGGAATGATCGCACCCGGCACGATCTTCACCGTGTTGGGATTCAGCACACCATCGTCTGCCGCGGTGTAGACGCCCGACACCGCCAGGCTCGCATTCTTCAGCAGCAGCTCTTTTGTCTTGTTCAGCGTCTTGATGTCGGGCAGCGCGGTGATCAGCGGTCCTCGCCCGTATATCTCGCCAGCGACCTTCATGTACCGGCTGATGACCCAGGGACTGGTCGCCCGCCTGCGGTAGACGATCTCCTGCTTCGAGATCTTGTCAATCACATGGTAGCAATAGTCGCCGCGGGTGTAGTCGTAGATCGTCGCCTCGAGCAGCTCGATGTCGTCGGTCGGCTTCTGCTCGATCCGGCGCTGCATCTCGTCGGGGATCTTGGCATCCGGCCATTGCCGCTCGATGCTCTCGCCTTTCATCCGCATTTTGCGGTAGACGTTATCGACCTGGCCGTTTGCGCCTTCCTCGTAGGTGACAAGGAACAACGGCACAGGGACGAAGTTCAGCGGGCTGACATCATCGCCAGGCTGCACCATCATGCAAGCCGTGCCGACTGCCAGGTCGAGCAGGAACTCGCCGATGGCGATGTCGAAGTTGCTCTGCTTCAGCGAAGCGAATGCGATGTCGTTGTAGGCATCGAGAACACCCTGCAGCTGGTCGCGCTGGTTCTTGTCCTGAATTGACGAACCCGGCTCGAGCTTCGACCATTTGCGCTGCGGCGGGAACACCACGCTCTGCAGCTTGTTGGCGAAGCGCTGGGTGCTGCTGATCGCGGTCGAGTCGAAGACGCGCTGCATCTTCTTCGTGCCGGTTGCGCCGCCCTCCCAAACACCGTAGAGCTGACGCTGAGGCAGCGCGAACTCGTAGGCATCTTGGTAGATCTGCTGGAACTCATCTTTCCGGGTTTGCGCCAACTGCTGGCGAGCGATGATCTGCTCAGGCTTCAGCTTGATGCCGCCGCTCTTCTCGTATTCCATTTAATCTTCCTTCGCCTGGTCGAGCAATCTGCGACCTTTTGCCGCCAGCCTGCTCGCCGATGCTGCGGTTCTCGGCGCTGGCTCGCCCCATGCCCGAGCCGCGAGCGCCAGCCGAGTCGGTTCACCCTTGTCGTCTGTCAACGGACCTGAAGGGTTTGTGTAGAAACGGGTCAGGAAAGATCCCTTGCGCCGCGCCCTGACGCCAGAAGGGTTCGACTCCTTCACGCCAGGCTGCAGGTTCTTGCTCTCGCCTGAGCGCTCGAAGTGTCTGCGACCGGCCTCGGTCAGCCCACCCTCGGGATCTTTGTGCGCCGCCTTCATTTCTTCTGCGCCGCCCGCATGTTGTCCACCAGATTCGGATACGGTCGGCCAGCTTTCTTCGCCATCATCTCAGCGGCTTTGCGCTGCATCGGTGACAGCTCTTTCGGCTTGCCAAGACCCTTCGGCCTGTCCTTGTCCCAAACCTCTTTCATTTCTTTTTGTATCCCGCTTCGGACATTGCGATGGCGACTGCCTGATCGCGGCTGGTGACCTTCTTGCCGCTCGAGCTTTTCAGCGCACCGCTCTTATACTCGCGCATGACCTTGGTGGCCTTGGCTTTCATCTTGTCCTTCTTGTCCATGCTTACGCTCCTTGCATTAGACCGCCACGCGGTCGGCGTTGGACTGCTGCGATCTTGGCACTGCGCCGCTCACCCAGCTCGCGCTGAAGATCAGACTGCAGCTGCTTGCGCTTCTGCTCGAACCCTGCTGTCTCGAACTCTCCGATCTTCGGGGCTTCAGGTATCGCAGGCGCAACAGGCGCAACCTGATCGAAGGTCGGCACTTCCCGAGGTTCTTGGTATTCCTGCGTAACCGTCTTCGTTCTGCCGAACACCCCGGCAAGACCACCGCGAGGCATTTCGACCTGCTCTGTCTTAGTGACGGTGGGATTTTTTTTAATTTCTTCCAGTTGAGCCTGGAAAGCCTCGAGCGACTGCCGGTATGACTGACGCTGCTTCTCGTACTCAGGCAGCAGGGTAGTGCGGTACTGGTCCATCTGCTGCTCGTACGGAGCCATCGTCTCAGCGACCTGCCGGGTGTATGCGCCAAAGCTCTCGGCCTGCTGACCGGACAGCTCTCGCATCCGCTTGTCGAACTCTGATGCCAGCCTGTCGATGCCGCTGGTTGCTCTGCGGGCTGCCGTGCGCCGTTGGTATGCGGTTGCCATCAGATCATGCCCTGCGAACCAAGCATCGGGCTGGTGATGCCCAGCTCAGGCGTTGTGCGTTCTTGCGACAGGAGCGCCCTGCGACCGCCGCGGGTTCTCGCTCGCAGCGCAGTCGCTTCGGACTGTGCCGCCTTGCGCCGCTCCTCGTCTGTCGCCTTCCGAACTTCCTCGGCCTGGCGCTCCATCATCAGCTTGTTCTCAGCGTACTGCGCTTGGCTGGCCTCGAAGGAGCGCTTGGCAGTCTCTGCCTGCATTTCGAGCGATGCGCCTGTCTTGGCATAGGCTGCGGTCTGAGCATCGATTGCCTCACGCATTCGCTCTGCGTCTTTGGCCTGCTGCGCTAGGTTCTGAACCTGCGCCTCTGACGCCTGCTTTCGCGCTCGACGCGCCTCGTTTGCTTGTGCCGCAGATCCAGCAAGCAGCGCAATAGCCAGCCAGGGAATAGCCATCTTAACCTCGAGTGATATCGCTCATGACGGTGATTCTGCTGGGAGCAGCGCTTCGTGGCAATGCTTCGATATCGGTGCGATATCTGGCGATAGTTCCCCCAGGGTGGAGCGCAACACTTTACGCTCTACCTCTCCCGCAGTCAGCATCCTGTGCCGTAGCCAGAGTACCCGGAGGCTGCGATTGTTTCGATGCCTGGGTGGTCTACCACCGCTGTCCCAGGCGTCTACACCAGTCCCTCGCAGACAGGCTGGTCGGCTCGCAATCAGGGTGAGGATTGGCCGGTGTTTTCCGCTGGCTCCCATGCAGGAGCGCTGCTGCGTGAGCGGAACGGCTGATGTGGGAAACAAAAAAGCCACTATCTGCTGCCCCCCGGTAGGAACCCTGACCGGAGAGACAGGGCGAGGAGCATGAGATAGTGGCCTTCAAACTGTCGGTTCCTACACCAACAGCTTGATCGTATCTGATCTCAATCCATCATGCAAACACATCAAAGTCAGATTTGGCGACAGTCTGCTGGACCATCGGTGATGCGCCGAGCTTCGAGGTCCGGGTCATGCGGTTGTACTCGCCACCGCCCAGCATCAGGTAGCCGAATGAGTCCCCGATGTGCGAATGCTCGTTCTTGTTGGGTGCGTCTCTGAATCGTTCCTGTCCCGCACCGACTGCAACACGCTTGAAGTGATACCCGCCTCCCAGGGACTTCCGTAGCATCTTGCAGGAGCGATTGACGATCAGGCCAGGCTTACCAAGTATCAGCCTTTGCATTGGCGCTGCAGCGGCTTCTCGTCGGACCTTGAAGTCATTGCTGGCTGTTGGCTGCGCCCGTAGCCCCAGCGTTCGCAAGAACTCGAAGGATGTGACCTCATAGATCGCATCCCTGGCCATGCCTGCAGGATCGCCCCATAGCAGCACCTGATGATTCGGGAAGCGCTGATTGAGTTCAGCCAGCAGCTGCAGCCCAAAGCGCTCGAGTCCCATGTCGAAGGTCACGATCTCATGGTGGATCACCCAGCGGCCATTACCGAGCCTCTGCCCGATGGTCGCTGCAGGCGTCAGACCAAAGTCCAGACCGATCTGAATCGGGGCAGACGGGTCAACCTCAGTCTCGCCGCTCATGGTGTTGTCGTCGTACTCTGGCCAGACTGGTCTACCCTCTTGGACGTAGGTGTACGCACCTGCGGCATAGCACCTGATCCAGTCCAGATTCTTACCCGGCAGCATGGCCTGGTAGTAGCCCCCCGGCAGGTTGTTGATGTTCTCGGCTTTGGGATTGACCTTCCACCACTTACCGCTTGCCAGGACATGATCGTTCGCCTCGGGGTTGTCGGGCAGATCATCCGCGGGAACCTCGACGACACCGCCCGGTTGCTTCCAGAACTTCCAGCCCTTCGGCTTTTCCTT